CCCTGCGTGCCAAAACGAATATCGTGCAGTACATCGGTATCGCCGCAGACGAACCGCGACGACTTGCCAAACTCACGGATAACCGAATGTCGCTCTTGGCGAAATACGGCTACACCGAGCAGATGGCGAAACAACTTTGCGCCACTCACGGGCTACTGTCGCCGATCTACACGACCGGGACGCGCGGCGGATGCTGGTTCTGCCCGAACTGCAAAATACAGCATTTCGTTAATCTGCGACGCAACCATCCCGAACTATGGGCGGAGTTAGTCGAGTTGAGCCATACGCCGAACTTGTGCAGCTACGGATTCAAATACGGCCTTACCGTGCAGGAGGTCGAAAAACGGATGGACGCGCACGAACAACAATTAACCCTATTTTGATTATGACACGACACGTTGAATCGCACATGCAACGAATGTGCGTCCATTGGTTCCGGCTCCAATACCCCACCGTCGGCAAACTCCTCTTCGCCGTCCCGAATGGCGGGGCGCGGCTTCGCTCCGAGGCGGCGATCATGCGATCTATCCTGATTGCCGCGCTGGATTCGTGCATTCCATGTCGGAGGCCATGCGGCACGGCATGATATATGATGCTTAGTGATAACCTCGCGATTCGCGACTCCATCATAACGCAACATAACTGCCTAACCCTCTCCCGAAACGGAGATTCATTTCGGCTATAATATCGTTATCGGAATACCGATAACGAATGATAGTAAAAAGGGACTCGTTGGAGTCCCTTTCGCTATCGCATCATGTGGTTGTAGAGCCAGTTTTGTCCATCCCATAGAAACAGTGCGGCGTCTCCCAAACCTTCTCCAACGCTTGTTTCTAATAAAGCAGAACCTCTTAATATCTGTGCCCCATTTCCGTTCACCTTAACATTGGCCGAATTATTGCGGCGCACGATAACAAAATTGCCCTCGGCTCCTCCCGGCACGACCGCTGGTAATGTTATCGTTATTTCCGATGTATTATAACAAGACACATACATCACGCTATGGTCTATCGTCGTAGAGGCGCTAACCCTTAGCGTTTTATAGGCTAAACCTGAGACGTACCCATTTTCGATGCGTATTGCCTCGTTTTGCCGACCTCCTCGTACATCTATAAGAAGCCCGATGTTATATCCAAATAAGTTATCATCCCTCCAACTCTCAAAGCGAGCCATGCAGGTTGCACCCGTCGTTGCGGGGAACACGTTGGTTCCCATGAAAACGTTTACATCTACAATAGGATTAGATGACTTTTCGGAAAACTTGATAAACGAATCATACAACGACATCCCGTTACTGGGATCAGGGTCATTGGGACCGGATATGCTTCCTATACGCCCATCTCCGATTTGGAATCCGCCTATCGAGCCGCTTTCGGCTACTATTTCGCCTTTGATCTCAGCTTCACTGGATATTAGCTTCCCGCCCTCCAGAATCTTCGTCGGCGCATCGTACCGCTCGGAGAACGGCTTTCCGGCCCAGAACCGAATCTGGCCTTCGCTGGCCGCCACACCGGAGGGCACGTCGGCATCTTCTGCCGTCATGCCGACCAGTACGCTCTCGACCTTGGTCTCGGACCCTACCCCGATGTACCCCTGAGCGATGAAGCTACCCTGAAAGTATGCCTCCTCTGCCGCGGCCCGGATTACGTCTCCAACGAAGGAGAGCTCGTTCTTGCCGTCGGCGAGAGACTCGTACTTGAGGTACTTGGTGCGCTCTCGGTTGCCGACGTAGAGGTTGCCGAAGACCTCGGCCCACGTCTTGCCTTCGATCCGGCCGAGGTTGATGCTGTCCTTGGCTGTAAGGTTGTAGCCAGTGATGTCATCGAGCCATGTCATCAGAGCACCGCCTTCTCGGGAAACATCTATGACTATGGCCGACTGCCGCGAGGTGTCGGTCGGATTACCGAGTTGAACCACGTTGTCTCCGACATGCGGTTCGTTGCTATTGGTGGCCGCATCGGTCTTGGAAAGGTCGATATAGTTGATACCTATACCGACAACCTTGCGCCAGTAGAAGACGTTCTCCAGCGTCGATTCGTCGATGTCACCGATCATCTGAGAGTAGGCTTGGTCGCCGACCGCAAACTCGTTCGTCTGTTTACCGTCGGTCTGTTCCAGATAGCATCGCCATGCCTCTCCGATGTCCTCAACTTCCGAAATAGTTCCGGAGGCACTGGTCAACACCTGCTTGCCGCCTATCGCTGTTATCTGATTGATAACGATTTCGTTCACGTTCATCTTGCGACGAACGAAGAGGTGATCTACCTCGAATACAGAGCTACCGTCCGGGTTCTTGTACATCCCCCACCCAGAGCCCCCGAAGCCTCCTTGCCGGAAGTTGTCGCTCATGGTCGTGTCGGCGAATGTAACCTCGGCCGTAAAGTGCGTCGGAGAGTACGAGCGGGCCGCAATTCCATCCTTGCGCAGAAACAGCGTTTCGAACGTTTTGGCGGCCTCAGCAACGATTTGGGAGGATGACATGATGTTGGAGCTAAGGCGCCGAATTTCGCCTTGTATGGCCGACGTAGAGGTCTTACTCGCTACCATCTCCTCCGACACCGTGATAGTCCATTCGGGGAGGAGTTTGCCCTCCTTATAGGCAATGGTCAAGTTATTGATATACAGCACCAGATCGGTCTCGCCGATAAGTTGGTTGTTGTGTAATCGTATCTTCGTTCCCGGCCGGAGCTTCTCGCGCTCTTCAAAACTTTCGCAGAATATCGCGCTCGGCTTGGCGGAGAAGGTTGGATTCTCGTCATCGACGCGATCCAGTTCCACTTCGAGGTAGTCCTGCAACTTATCCTCGGCCCACAACACATACCGATGGGGCATTTCGATGTTGATAAGGAAGAAGTGGTCTCCCGGCTTAGCGTTCTGCTTTGTGTTGGGGAGCATGAGGCCGGAGACGCGAAGCTCGGCGTCCGATTTGATAAGCGACAGCCGATACTTGGATTTAACCGTAATAGTATTCCCCTCCTCGTCCACCGTTTCGATCTGCTTGGAGTCGTCCTCCCAGATACACCAGTAGTCGCCAGTTTCAGGGTCTTTGGCCTCTGGGTTGCCGAGCGTCGGGTCTTTGGCGATAACAAATTCGTAGTCCTCTCCGGCCAGCAACCCGTTGGAGAACATGACTGTAGCCTCGCGCTGACCGATCTTCGGCCACCACACGTCTACAATGGAGCCAGTCTCTCCCCAGATGTCTTTGATCCATATGTCAAAGACTTGGCGATATGGGCCCACACCTTCGGCCGGAGCCGCACTGAATCGCCCAGTAGTAACCGCCATGTAGTAGTGCTGGTTGCTTCCGGGGTTGGTTGTGCACTTGAAAGATACAGATGTCCGGACTCGATACTTACCCATCGGCAACTGAATCTCAAACTTACTCTTGCCTTCGTTCTGAACTTCACCTCTTGCATCGGTGTATTCCATATCAGTTAGCGCATTCAACGCTTTCGAGAATACCACCTGATTGGACTCAGAGAGTACATACACATTCAGCTCAGCGTACTCCAAGTGATTGCTGTCGAACCATTTAGTATATCTTTCTACACCCCTTGGCACGGTGCTCGTCTCTTTTCCGTATATGCTGAATGTAAGGGTAGGAAGCGTTGCCTTCACTTCCATCTCTTCACTGGTTACGGACTGGGTGAATAGCTTGTCATACACTACTGGGCCCCGCCGCGTGTCCATTCCCGGAAAATCAACTTTTATTTCCGTAGATTTATAGGCAAATTCGCCTTCTTCTTCGGCTTCCGCGTAGTTATCATTCGCCACCTCCTCGACCGCAATCACCTCGTCGGCCCGGCCAAGTGTGCCAAGCCATACATTCTGGATCGAAGGGTAAATCTCCTCGTTATCTTCGAGCACACCGACCCGGACGCCCCACTTCTCCTGCATCGGAGAGTCGGCATAGTCGGACGGGTACATCTGTCGCCCGGCCTTCATGTCGGAGTAGCCGAGCATGTAGTACGGGTTGTTGCCTTCGGCCGGGTCCTTTCCGGCCGTAGCGTCATTCCAGCCTCGAACATAGTCGCGGTACGACTTCGGCATGAGGTTGGAGTAGTAGGAGAGCTCGGTGATCGCGTTTGCATCGGGGTCTCCGACGAATGCCCCAGCCGCGCCCTTGAAGTAGCGGTAGGGTAGATTGCGGGTCGATCCGCGGCCGATCAGCCGGGTGTAGATGTCCGTCTGGTCATTCACGCGCTGGATCGAAACCAGTCCGGTTCCGTCTGCGTTCGCCTCGTCCATCGGCACGTCGCCGTAGTCGAAGATGTGCTCGATCTCGGGCGCCGGGAAGCCGATCTTAATGCTGATCTGGCCGTTGTCTTCTTCGATGCTCCATCTGACGCTGTATAGCTCGTATAGCTGGGTCAGAACGTCCCATATCGTCGTCTTGTCAACGCTTACGGTAGCCCGGAACGGATTTATCTCCATATCCGGGTTTAAAACAACCTTCCATCGAGCTCCGTAGTAGTAAGTAAGGTTATCGCTCAGCCGACCGACAAACTCCGTCAAATCGGCTAAAAATGCGAATTTCATTCCAATGGTCTGGAGCGTACCGTCGGTGAGCTTGATTATGTTCGAGAACGGATAGAACTTGAGGTCCTCCCGCTCCGAAACGAAGGTGAGCGTGTATTTGTAACGAAGCGACTTGAGGTCCTTGATACCCGGCGGCGCATAGCTCTTGAGGTGGTATGTCTCGCCGTTGTACATCACGGTCCAGTTCAAGTTGAATCCCGGCTCTTCCTCGGGACCGAAGTAGACATCCATCGTGATAACCGACTCCCCCATGTCAACCTCGTTGACCGTGAAGTTCGTGATCTCGATTTCGTTCGCCAAAAGATTAAAGGTGATGGCCTTGTTGTTGTAAAGCATCACCTTATTGTCGTAGACGAGTAGAGCGGGAACCAGCGATTTGATTACCATATTATACGACTATTTTAGGGTTTCCTATCGCCGCCAGATCATACCCGCCGACCGAAGCATCCAGCGGCGGGAGGATGCCATTCGCTTCGGGAGGCTGGGGCGCCGAGTCGAGCCACTGGACGACAGAACTTTCGGCGGTAGGTATCAGGTTCTGCGGCAGGTACTCGGCGACGCATCTGACAAGCTCAATGCTATCTACAGTAATCGTCAGTTGCTTGTCCTCGCTCCGTGATCCGCCATAGATATAGATATATGGCAACAAAGTCGAGCTCCCCTTCTTTAGAGTTACAACAAGCGTAAAAGGTGAGTTATCCTTTGGTAAATAAGCGATACTGCTGTTGCCTAAATTCAAATACGGAGTCCCGGATTTATAATTTGAAACAGAACCCGTAATACGGAAAACTCCGCCCACGGATAAAACCCGGTTAATCTTGATATTGAAAGAAACAGGATCATCGGTACCCGTCCATGTATGGGAATTCTCGCCGATGATTTCAACCGGCGTCAAACCCTTCATCGTGCCGGGAAGCACATACTCCGAGGGATCACTGTTGTTGTAGAGGGCCACTACTTCTTCCGCGGAAAGGGCGTAGTTGAAATGACGGCAGAAATGGACCGGGCTTTTAGTAATATGTGACGGATCTCCAATGCGGAATAACGCGCTCAACATGTATGCTGTTGGTTGCATAGCACCTACCTTGATGCCATTGATATAACACATCGCGGTTGCTCCATCATAGGATATGACAGCATGTATATCGTCACCTATTGTCACCCGACTCACTTGTAGCGACTTATTTCCGCAGTGGAACATTATCGCATCCATTGGCGTGACGGCGATAGCTATCATCGAGGTTGAGAATTGTGCCGGTCGTTGAGTGCCATCAGATTGGCGGAGATTAAAGAAGCACTCCATACTCCGCGGACCGTCGAACGATAGCCCGGCATCCGTCGATTCAAGATACCCTTTCGATGCGTCCACTCCCTTCGCCATGCGACGCAATGCCTCCTCCTTCGGCTCAGGAAGGACAACTCCATCGAAATAGTTATTTTTGCCGTATTTAGCCATTGTCTTGGTAGTTAAAATTGCACTTGTTGGGCTCGGCTACATAGAGCGTCAATTCGAAGATGAACGCGCCCTGCATGACCTGCACGATGGTCTCGGAGCCCGGCATCTTGGTCGGGTAGCCCACGATCTTCACGCCTTTGTAAAGGTTATAGATTGTGACCGGAAGAGCCTTCTTTACGTCGCCGTTATTGGTGGGCTCGAAAAAGGAGTTCCATAGCGAGCGGATAGCGCTGTTCATCGTTTCGAGTTCGCCGAAATAGAGCAGTTTTACGGTGTACTCGAAAGCCTTGTCTACCGTGTATGGGTAAATCTTCACACCGTCTCGCTCCGGATAGTCCTCCTCTTCGTAGGAGCGTTTCTCGGGCGCAAGAATATCAGGGGATTCCATCAGGTGAAATCCCATCGTCTGCATATCTCGAACCTCTCCGTTAGCTACTTGGTAGCGGAGGCGGCAATCCCTTGTGGCTTCCATTTCTTGCGCTTGATTCGTATGTTGCCTTTGAATACCGGGACGCGGTGTCCCCACTGGTAAACGGTTACGGGCTTTACGGACTTGTTGTTGATCCTCACCGGGGAGTCGTCGAAGATGTCGAGGATCAGTATTGCGTTCGGTGCTACCTCGAATTTAAGGTTGCTCCCGTATGCAACATAGGCATGCACCACGGCCCACTCCTTAACCCGAACCGTCCCTTCGCAAAGCCAAAAAACATCGACTCCTTGAACGGCTTCGGTATCTACCGTCTGCTGGACGAAGATACCAGCCGCATTCAAGTCTTTCTTATCCCAGCACGCGCGAATCAACTCAACCGAAGGAAACCCGGAAAAAGTGCACTCCTGAATCATAGTTTTGAAGTGATCGAAGAGCGCAGGGGTATCTTCCGTGAGCATCTGCTTGAAATGATCCTCACATATCCCGGCCGCATGAGCCTCCCGCGTCAGTGCTTTGATGATGTCCATAACCGCTTCAAATATACGCAAAAAAAAAGCGTAAACCAAATCACGGGTAGCTCAAATGAAATCTTCCCCGGCTGGAAACGGATTGTAAGTTCGTGGAGTATCGCCGTAGGACCAAGCGGAACGAGTGGGATTATTTATTTCAATCAGGAGATACCCATCACCTCGAAAATGCTTATCGAAGCAACTATCCAGTCCTCTCCCGCTACAACGGCTACTATTAAGTTCCCGATACCTCTCACAGTCGCGGCTATTAATGGAACCGGACAAGGAATATTGTTTGAGATTTGCTCGATATATCTGGGCATTAACAGCACTCCGGGCAGTATCAAACTTATCTGTTCGTCGGTTGTCACCGGAGCCAACGGGGTGCAAGGCATGAACGTTGTTGTACAATCGAACAACTTATCAGACGCTTCGGATATTATCCAAATAAAAGGGATATATTTCAAAGCATAATAATAGTAAAGCCCCTCTAATGAGGGGCTTTCATTTACAGCGCCTTGGATAGCCTATATATGCCTACGACATGGAATGCTTCTATGATAGTATCCACTTCTCCGGTAGCCTCCATCGAAAGTATCGTTCCCGACGCCGACAGCATTAAGTTGAAGCCGGATATGCGGGATACACCTCCGGTGGCATTCGAGTAATCGAATGCCTCCACTGTAACATCGTATGTGCCAGATGTGGCGGTCCAAATGATACTGCGACCTGCTTTGGGGCCTACCATAGTGTGATCGCTGGATATAAAATCGTATACAATCATCAGCAAGTCGCCGTCGTGCACTTCACCACCCAAGTTGAATGTTTCCGGCGCGGCGTTAGCCAAGGCTATGTCGCCTACGAATAGTTGTTCTGTTCCACCCGAGCCGCCGCCTAATTCTGTCCATGTAGTAGTAGTTCCGTTCGTCGAGCCAGAGAAAGTACGGCTACCATCAGCCGTTTGGAGTAGATAGGTGTACGAATTTGCCAAAGCGTTCTTGATACAATGCCCGTAAAAGGCCGTACGAGTAACGCCCGAAGGTAGTCCAGTGGCGTCGGCTAAAGCATATACGATCAAGCCTTGACCTGCGCTCAAGTTTCGTATGACTGCATTCGTTGGGGCTACGAAGTTAGACACCATCACTTTTTGCGCCGCTTGACCTACCAAGGCGAGGCTTATTCCCGTCATATCCACGGCCCCGGTTGTTGCGTCAACAGCGATGCGTAGCAGTGTACCGCCTGACGTTGCGCCAGTATTTACCGAAGGACAGACGAAGACATATTGATCAGTTTTATCGCTGTCTTGAGATCGGATAAAGTCTAACTGAACGTAGCCTGCCTGATCGGGGGTATTGAATACCATGCGGAAGACATCGGCAACCTTGACTAATTTCAAATCGTCGGTCGGTACGTTGCCAACCCCATCTCCGCATATGAATTCGTACACCGAGGCTTCGATTCCCGTGGGAGTGCCAAGAATACTCCAGTTAGTAGCGTAAATGCTCGCAGACTGGTAAGTATACAGATACGAACGTCTATAAGTATTGACTGAAGTAGAGGTACCAACGTATTTAATCGACAAAGCAGAAATTTTTACAGCATAGCCTACCAAAGCCGAGCCAGGTCCGTTAGCGGCGTCAACGTCGCTCGTAAATGTGAACATCTCGCCAACGGCAATATCATCCATCGCGCCATTGCTGAAAGTGTTTCTCTTAAAATCAGTAACCGTCAGATATTTCATGGCGCTGCCGCCGCTTCCGGCCCACTCCATCGTTACACCCAGACCACCCCAGTCGCCAGAAGCGGTCGAGTGCAATTTCGTGATGATTGCTTCGTCTGTCAGAGTTTGGAGTGTAGGCCACGCCATAGCGACACTGGACGAAGGAATGACGCGGATGTAGTCGTTGGTCAGGTGGAAAATCTGAAGACCGTTCGTACCCTGCGTTTCGGCATTCGCTCCCTGAACGATATTAACGATGAAGGCCAACTCCGGTTTCCCGGATGCTCCCGTGGCGGGATTGCCGGACACGATACGCAGGCGGCCCACGTTTGCGGCGGCAGTCAGCATCTTGAGCATACCGAGGATTGTGGTCTTGTTATCGACGAATTTGAGGCTGGAGTTCGTGGGAAGATCGCCCATATTCGGGTTCTGCGCGGCGGCGGCGAAGGGAGTCTTTGTTCCGCCAGTTTTGACCGCGGCGATCCAGTTAGCATCCGTCACGGAATCCGGGCTTGCCTGCGTCCACTGCGAGCGGGTGTAGATAGCCGCTTCGTTCACATTGATGACGAATCCGCTGGCCGAGGTCCCGTTCCACGAAACCATCCCGGTCTGATCGGCGCCGTCGCTAACGATCTTGACCTTACCGGAGCCCACCATCGCGTACAACGACTGAATGGCCGCCAGCAACGTGGTATTGGCGGTGATCGCGGGTTTTCCGGCCGTAAGTGCGGTGAACCCCTTGAGGATTACATCCTTGGGATCAAGGTTGGAAACCGCGTCTTTCGCGGCCTGCGTTGCCTCGGCAATAAAGAGGCTGGCGGCGACACGATACGGCTCACCCGTATCTCCAGTGTCGCAAAGGACGTGCATCCCTTCGAGAGTCTCGGAGATGGGAACGTTCAAAATGTTTTCTTCTCTTGCGGCCATATTGTTTAAACGTTTGTTTGCTCTGCGGGCATGAGCGGTTTGTACTCCGGGAGGATGTCTTGGATCAGCATAGCTTTGCGCTCCATTTCTCCCTTGATATTGGCGAGAATAGCAGGATCGGTCACGGGATCGAAGAACTCCGCGTACAGCGTTCCAATCCAGTCTCCGTCGACATCAGTGAGGCGACGGAAGAAAATACTCCGAACTCCCCGGCGGTGTGCTTCCGCGTAGACCTTCTTGTCCTTGATATTCTCGATGTCTGTATATATCATCCAGCCTTCGGCGCCGAGCCGGGAAACGAAGTTGCTCCACTCGGCCATGCGCTTGAACTGAAACTCACGCTTGCATGATTGTATGCCGCTGTCCGGCTCTACAATCTCGAACGAACATGAGAAGTATTGCTTATGACTCAACGGGTGCGGCTGTAAAATTCCGACCCGTTGTGCGCTCATTCGGAACATGCTCTTCCATAGATAACCGTAGATGCTGGAATACACGGTGCTCAGACGAGCCTTCATGTAACCCTGCCTCTCGTCGGTTTCACGCCGAAGGCGTTCCAGTTCGATGTCATAGCGCTTCTCGGCGCGTTTCACTTTGGAGTTCACGATAGGAAGGATGATCCCCGAGAACCCAGCCAGCGCTGTAAGGAAGACAGCGATCCCCTCCCAATTAATCTCCATTGAATACTATTTTTGCCCCGTCGTAAATGGGGATTTTTCCGTTGTAAACGAGAACAATGCCGTTGTAACGATCCTGCGTCACCGTGAGCGATTCGTAGAAACCGTCCTCGTTGTAGAAGCGTACCTCTCCCGTCCTTTCTTGCTTGGTGAGGTTTTCAGACACGGAAATTCCAACGGACTGAGTACCGCCACCCCCACTGCTGGGGGTGACAGTAACCCAATCCGGCTTGGAATTTACGCTCCACGCTACACGACTTGTGAGCTGGATCGTTGCCATACCTACGCGGCTTTGGCAGTTCCGTCGGCCTTGAATGCCAGCGTGCTCGGGGTGAGCGACAGCGACGATTCAGCCGAATCCTGCGAAATAGCGATGGTCTTGGAAACGCCACCTTTCGTAGTGACCGTTACCGTTGCGGTACGAGCGTCAGCGCGGGGGTTGACATCGACGGTGATGTTGATTTTGCCGTTGCCATCACCCGACATCTTGTCGGAGTGAACCCACGTTGCCTCAGCAGGGATCGAGACGGTCCACGAGTCGTTGGCGGTTACTGTTACTTGTGCCATTGTTCAGACTGTTTTTGATTTGACCTTCTGCGGTAAAATGCAGGGCACTCGGACTTAGAGTTATTTCCTCCGGCTCAGGAGGAGTAGGCTCGACCTTCTTGACGGGCCAACTCCACATTCGCTGGAAGTAGAATGATCTATGTATTTGTGCCATAACAACTTACCTTATCGCTACAAATTTAATAAAAATACCCCCCCCCTCCAATGCTTCGGTATGGTAAAATTTATAAATAGTTGTAGCTCAATACTTTTATTTGCAAATATACGAAAAATACCCCCCCCCTACCAAACTTTGATGATTTTTTTTGCGAGGAACAGTAAAATCAGCAGTAATGCCCATCCCCCGACATCCATTCGGAATTTTTGCCACCGAGTAAGCGGAGTCAGTACGGCATAGGGTTCTCGCTTCGTTATCGTGACGATCCGGGTCTCCTTCTCGCTGGTATCTATCACTGGGATGTCAGCCTTGGGAAGCGAATCCTGCCGATTCTGGAGTTTATGCCAGAGTATGCCATTCCGGATTCCGGCCCAGCTATCGGCTACGGATGTTCGAAGATGCGACGCAGTGTCGGGCGTGATGATCTCTCGTACTTCGCCGGGAACTGGGACTTCGACCCGAACATACCGGATCGTCTCCTTATACTCGGTGTGAGTACTGTCGGCCCGGTCTTCGCTGGGCTCGGGGAGAGACGCCGAAGGCATGCGGCAACACGACGCGAGTAGGAAGAGTAGCAGGACCCCGAAATACTTCGCCTTCCATGCTATCAGATCGGCCAGCGTCGTAGCAATCAAGCCCGGCTCGTCGTGTCGGCCGCCGCCAGTATAGTTAGGGACCCCTCCGCGGCGATTTGCGTCGCGTTCGGTATAAAAGTGGTAGTAGGACCCATGATTATGGAACAAGCAGTGTAACCCGCTTGGAATGGCGAATACGAGCAACCATAACCAGCCCCACGCCCGAGATTGCAACACATGGCCGAACTCGTGGTCGTAGGTAGGCTCGTTGGTGATGTATTTCGGGCTCAGGAAAACGAACGAACCCATCGTGAATGCGCCTTTGACTTTGGGCGAGGCGAAGAACACAGCTCCGTTCTGTCGAAGGATCGCGCGGTGGTTCGTAAACAAGAGGCACCAGAGCGCCCCGATGATCTCTTGCGGCAACTGCCAGATCGTTAAAATGATTCGCATGAACATGGCTATACGATTTTAATGGTGATGGGTTCCTTCCGGTCCTGAGCCTCTTTAAGAATCCGGACTAGTTTCTTCTCGTAGGGCGTGGAGTTAATGACCTTACCCTTAACTTTGTTCTCGCCGACCAAGATACATCCGGCCGAATCTTCGGCCGTGTTCCCGCGGTGGATCAGGATGCCCTCGAAGTGCCTCACGTTCTGCAAACGAGGGAGCTCTCGCTTGAACTTCGGGGAGTAGTCCACCACAACGTCGTAGGTACCGTAAGGGATCGCGGTCTCCCCATACACCTTTTTCTCGTCGCCGTCGAAGACTCCGTTCTTGTTCAGGTCGCGCACCCTGTCTTCCAAGGTGTCGCAGAATTTCTTACCGTCGATTGAGAGAGAGCCAATCGTATAGCTCTCTCCCAAAAAACGCCTTTTAAGTTCTAACTTCATAATTATCAGCTATTTACGTTAATTGCCTTGGCTCCCACCTTCGATCCGAGCGGTGCGACTACCGATCCGATGTCGTCGGCCATCTGTTCCGTCGCCGTAGCGATCCGGCCCGTGTCGCTCTTGATCCCACGAAGGAGCTCCATTGATTCTGTCTGGGAAGCCATCAGCGTCGGGATCAGTCCGGCCGTCTCTTCGGTTCCCATGATAAGTTCGTTCCATCCGGTCAGGATTGCGTTGATCGACACAACCTGATCGTATTGGGCCACCTGATAGTAGATCATCGAGTTCGCGGCCGCGGCCAGTACCAGTGCCGTGTCCTCGGTCAACGAGCCGACTGCCTTCGAAATACCAGTCAGATTGGATTCTCCGCCGCTCGGTAGATACTGCTCGAAATCGCCCCAAAATTCACCAAGATAAGCCTTTAGCGCTTCTCGTAAGTCTTCGAACGGGAACTGCTCCAGCGTCGGCAACTCGTCTTCGGATAAACCGTTTAAACGACGAGTTTCTTCCATGAAGCTGTCTAATATTCTCTCGACGCCCGGCATGATAAACTTCGCCGTAGCCAGTTCGAGGATCATCTTGTCCACCATCTCGTCCACAGTCTCGTTCCACGCTTCCTTGGCGGAGAGGCTACCGTCTTTCACTCCGTCGTAGATCGCCTGAGCGAGATCGGAGGAGAAGGTCTTGAAGTCGGTCCCGTAGAACGATTCCACTAACTCGCGGCGGTTCTCGGCGATCTGCTGGTTAAGCTCCTCGATCTGTCGTCGCATATCGTCTACTCGACCCTGATCGAAGTCTTTGTCTTTCTTTTTGTACTCAAGGTTGATCTGGCGGTTGAGCTCTTTCTGCTGATTGAGAAGGTTCTGCGTCTGCTGTTTTGCCGTCTTATTGATGTCGGCCGTAGAGTACGCGCGATCCATCGCCTTCTCCAAATCCTTGTAGGCGTTCTCCAGCTTCCGGACAGCACGTTCCGATGCTTCCTGCTCCTCCTTGATTCGACGCTGACGCGCACCGAATATAGCGAGCACCGCTCCAAGGGCTACCGATGCGGCAAGAAGCGGGAGCATGGTGGTCATCAGTCCTTTGGCTATCGCGTCAGCGATGCTCATTACGGTATTCACCAGCGCGATTCCCGCCTGAACAGCCTGAAACCCCTTCTGGATGTCCTGAATCATCGCGGACGCCTCTTCTCCGAACGCACTGCCGAAAATGTCGCTGAACGTGTTCATGGCATCTCCGATCTTGCCTATGTCGCTACTCAGGTTGCCGAGGTAAGCGTCCATTTTGTTCAGTGCGGCCTTCGTCTTAGTGAACCCTGTCTGCACCTTATACTCGGCCGCGGCCAAGTCTTCAACCGCCTGCTGGGTGTTTTTGACAGCATCACGATTTTGGCGCTCAAGGTCGTTGATTCGCTGGAGTATCGTAGCCCTCTCCTCGTCGGTTCCGGCCTGATACATCTGGAGCCGGAGAATAGCAATCTCAGAAGCGTTTCGCTTCTCGATCTCCGCCTGCGCCGCCCGCGCCGCCGCGAGATTCGCTTCGGCCGCCTGAACCTCTCGGGTTCCGGTCAGAATGTCATTTATTCCCTCCTTGATTGCCGCGAAGGGACTGCGCTCCCACGACTGCTCCTCAAGGTTCTGAATGATCCTCACGACCTCTCGGAGTTGTGTCGGGTCCAAATCGTTTTTGGACGCCTCATAGAAGTTCTTCATCATGGAGGTGAGGTTCCCCAGCGTCTTGGTGCCTACGCGATCCAAGTCGCCGAACGCCTGAGCAAACATTTCGAGGTTCTTGATCTCGTCGAGATTCACTCCTGCGATCTGCCTGCGCTCGGACTTGTTCACGGCCTCAACTCCCTGAGCCTTCTGATCGGGAGTAAGTATCGTACTGGACTCTATCCGCGCCCGCTCTTCGGCCGCTTTCGCAGCGATAATGTTTCGCCGCTTCTCATAGTCCCCGAACTTCTGGACGCTTTCGGCCATCTTCTTGACCGTTTCCTGCTCGTAGTTGAAGTAGGCATTCATAGCCGACTTTGCCGAAGTCTGGACGGTCTCCGGGAGCTCCTTGATCGCGGCCTGCACCTTCTTTATGTCGAGTACTGTCTTGTTGCCCGCTTCGTCCGTGGCGAAGAGGGTGTCCCAGTCGATTAGGCCACCGCTTTTGGTCTGGTATGCCGTCAGCGTCTTCTTGAGTTGCTCGCGCAATTTGCTGAACACATCCAGTGTGTCGAGGCCCGTAGTCGAAGTGGTGATCTGGGCCGCGAAGTTCATATCCCCAGTAGCCGCCAAAATAGACTCGTACATCTTTTTGGCCTCGTTCTGGAGCGTGATGTCGTTCGCCAGACGCTTGAGGTCCTTCTCGATCCCCTCCTTGAGTGCGTTGTAGGAGGTGTCGGAGACATCCATGTTGAACTTGAGAGCCGCATTCTTGTCGTTGAGTTGTTTCTGAGCATACTCGGCCGCCTTCTTGAGTTGCGCCACCAGTTCCTCCGGAGTCAGCGCGAGCGACGGAGTGAGGAAGTTGAAGTTCTTCGCCAGATCGCCGTACAGCTTCTCTACGTCGCTGGCGGCCAAGGCATCACCCCGGACCTTCTTGAGAGACTGGTAGCGGCTGTATGCCTCCTTGAGAACCTTCACTTCGCCTTCGAGGGCCTGCGTCCGATCCTTGATTGTTTTGGTTGCCTGCTTCTTATCGAGTTCTATGCCATACTCTTTGGCAATATCCCTGAGCAGTTTCAAGACCTTCTCGGATTCGGTTAAGTCCTTGGTGAACTCTTTTTGACCCGCATTTACAGCGTTGGATAGATTGTCATACGTCTCCTTTGCCGTCTTGTACTGCTTGATAAGACCATCGACGCCTTCGTCGTACCGAGTGTTGGGCTTGATCGCCGATCCAAGGGCATCAGCAAATCGCTTCCGCCAGCCCTTCAACTCTTCTTCTCCCTTGCTTAGAACCCGTGATATGTCTGTAAGACCAAACACATTCAGCAAAATCTCGTTCATCTCCGGGCCAGCGCCTTTGAACTCTTCACGCATAGCCTCGACGCCTTTTTTAGCGAAACTGCGAAGGAGTTCCTGAAAATCTTTTGCATCCTCCGGCTTTAAGCCGAAGGTTTTTAAGTCGCTCCAGTCGATAACCTGCCCCCTAAACTCCTTGTACTGGGACTGAATACGATACCAGAACCTATCAGCCGCATCGGATGCGTTCTGAAAGACCCTAACAGTGTTTCCGATGTTTTGATTAAGGGTTTTGAAATCAAAGATACCCGACGATTGGTATTTTTGAAGGTCCTTAAAATAGGAGAGTAGTACCTGAATACGTTCAGCGTAGGATGCTCCGGAACGCTCCATTGCATCCATATCTTTTCGTAAATTGTTTAGGAGTACATTTTCGTTGTGAACCCCATCAGCAAGCAACCTTCCAAGTTCTGAACTAATGGAGCTCATGTTGGACTTATATTTGGAGGCCAACTTGTCGATGTTCTGCATCCATCCGGGACCGGAGGCTTGTAGGGCCCCACTAAACAGCGTTGGGTTTGATGCGGTGATGCTGAGAGTTTCTTGGTACAGATCAGCTAACCGAACCAGTTCGCGCATGCGATCAGCTTCATCAGATATTCCTACGACTCGCTGTTTTATCAGTTTAGCAATCTCTTCATTACGGGATAACATCTCCGTGAGGCGCTCGTTGATCTCCCTATGTTTGTCCGAGTTTTGATCCAAGCCGGATAGTTGATCCTTATAAATTCGCTGGATGGTAGAATACTCCTCTTTGAATGCAGACAGAGATTCCTTGGCCGATTGAGTCATCTTCTCGTTTGCATCCTTATACATATCAGTATGCTTATTGAGGGCGCGAAACGCAGATATTACGGCGGCAAGTCCCGCAAAAGCGATAGTAAGAGGGTTGTTAATAAGCGAGGCCCATAGGGCTTTCAGATTAACAACTAACTTCCCGATAGTGCTCGAAAACAATAGAACTACTCGTTGGGTTTTGGTGGTAGCGGCGGCATATAATACCTCCGCCTTAGTCATCATTCCAAGTTGTGCGAGTCGAAGGCCATCAGCTTTGTTTAATTTACCGAGAGCGAGGAGTCGAAGGGCCAACTCCCTTGCGGCTGGGTTGTTAACTCCCATTTGAGCGATCTCCGCGGCGGTAAGCCGATTGGTAGTAGCAATCAGCCTAAGTTCTTCGGTAGTAAGCAGACGATAGTTGCTGGCCTGAATCAACTGCGCCGCGGCTTTCTTCTTATCGGTCAGGATGGACTTGGCAGTTGCCGCTTCTGCTCCGTATACGGCGCTCCCATAGGCCACGGCCGCTACTTTACCTGCGGCCCATATTCCAACGAGGTTCGTGCCTACGGATAGGATTGTCTCCAGATTTTTTGACATCGAAACAAGCAGGTGTCCGGCCGCTTTAAGAGCTCCCAGTTGCGAGTCTCCGACACGATAAAACGCCTGCTGAATATTGTCGGTGAGCTTTTGATAGATACCGTACAGAGTATTCGCCTGCTTCTGTTGCATATCATAGAATATGCCCCCCTTGTTGGTCATGTCTTCGAAAATATCAGCAACCATTTCGAAGGGAACCTGACGCTTGGAGATAAGGTCGAATACTTCTGAAGTGTCAACTACTCTATTTTTCAGTAATGTAAACTTATCTGCGAGAAGCTGGATTAACGGAATACCGGCCTCGGTAAACTGACGGACCTCCTGACCACGAAGCACCGAGGCGGCCCGGACTTGACCATAAGCAAGAATCAATCGACTCATATCCACGCCGAGACCAGCCGACACGTCGGCCAGACGCTTCGTAGTATCGAAGAGCTTGTCGGTCTCGATTCTATACGCTGACAACTGTTTGGTGTAGCTGAGGAGCTCCTGCGCAGTAAACGGAGACTCGATAGCCAGTTCAAGAGTCTGGCCGAAGAGTTTATCGGCCTTCTCCTTGTCCTGAATCATCGCCTGCAACGAGATACGCTGGAGCTCGAAATCGGCCGTCGTCTTACGGATGTTGTCTACCAGTCGCCATGCCCCCAAAATCGAGAGGTACTGATTCAGGAATTGAGGCATGCCGTTCAGAATCCCCTTCTGGGTAGCCAACGCCGAGTTTTGCGATTTAATGGCCCCAAGACTTCGGTTCCGAGCATTCGTAAGCGACTCCTCGGCCTTCTGAACCCGGAGTTTTACCAGCGCCGCCTGATCCTCAAGCGTCTTCTGCTGGAGGAGAGCCTTATTTTCCCGAGTTATCGCAAGTGCGTTGTTGCTACGCTGTTGAGCGAGATTTTTCGCGGCAATCGCTCGCTGTGTGGTGATCTTCTCTTCGGCCAGCGCCGTGGCCGCTACGTCCTTGGCTGACTTGATATTGAGTGCTTGGATGCGTTCGAGTATCTTCTGGAGCGTCGTGAGTTTACGGGTCAGCGAAGAGATCGCATCCTTGGTCTCCGGCGTGATAGGCTCTATTTTGAGGTCTTTCAGGCGGCTTACGACACTTTCCAAGTTGTCGAGACTCTTGGTGCTCGGCATCTTGAAAGTCAGGCTTATTTCGGCCTTGAGAGCCTTTTCTATCTCTGCCTTCTTGGCCTGCCACTCCTTGTCGATCTCCTCGATGTTGAAGTTGAAGCCTACTGGGATTATAAGTTTATCGTCAGCCATGTGTTACTTTTTTTTTTGCGTTTTTCGACGGATATAATCGGCCATCTGCTCTTCGGTTATCTTGCCCTGCTGGAAGAGCTTCTGCATGTATCGCTCTCCGGCCTTCCGGTTCATCTCTATCAGGTCCTTGTCGGTGTACTTGCTCGGCTTTCCGTTGCCGGGCGTCACCTTCCCGCCCTTCGGTTTCTTCCGGAGACCGGACTTGTCGGCCAGCATGATCGTCTGTTTCACCATGCTATCCACGAACCAGTAGCGATACCAAGTAAATAGGTTCATGTTGCCGTATAGCGTCACGATCAGGTCCGTTCGGGCTCCGATGCGTGTTTTTGAGCTATACTCTTCGTACTTGCTTTTGTCATCTCTACTGTCAGCATGTTGTTGGCTTGCAGGGATGCCATATTGCGAAAAAAAAAGCCGACCTCCTCGCTGTTCAGGGCATTCTCCAGAATTCCGGCGTAGTCTGCCTGATTACCGAAGAAATGCAGGTATCGCCAGTAAATCCAGTGGAACAGCCATACCTTCACCGGATAGGCGAGGATCAGAAGGCTCAAGCACTTAGGAACCATCTTGCGGTTCATGGCGATAGCCTTCAAGGTCTCTCCGGGCGTATCCTCGCGCGTGACGGCGGTGTACTCGCACTTCGAGACAAGTTTTGACAATTTTTCAGCCACATAGTTCGTCAGTCTACGGGTTTTGTATTTCTTGCCGTTAACGTAGAACTCGAAGGGAGCGTTGTCGTCGAGTTGCCCCTGCAACATCGCGGCCCGAGCCTCTGCCCGTTCGTTGGCATTTTGGAATATATTCATTCTGATTAGCTTTCTTTAAAAAAGGGGCGAGCGTCAAAACACCCGCCCCCTTTCGGTGATACTTTGTTCGCTACTTCGACTCGGTGGTCGAAGCTTTGGCAGCACGACCTGCGACCGACGATCCGTTCTTCCCGATGAAGAGGTAGATGTAGCCCTCAGTGTCCTTGTCCTGACTCTTCGTCGCCGAAGCGTTGACGTGGATGTTGAAGAGCTCCGTCGAAGCACCTTCGCCTTGGAAACGCGAGGAAATCTTGCAGTTCGGGTACACCAGCGAGTCCCAGAAGCCCTCCTCGAAACGGAGGCGGACCATGCAGTTCTCGATGACGGCCAGCTTCTTGCCAGCGCCCAGAACCTTGCGATCCTTAACGAAGGCGCTAGATTCAGCGGTCAGCGTGAGCACGTCCATCTGGAGAAGGTTGGTGCAAATCTCTTCGGCCACGTTTGCGAGGTCGCCCTCGAAGCCGTAGGTGCCGTCGGTGGTCGTGGAGATGATCTCCTGACCGTTCTCGTACTTGTGCGAGGTGATCTCCATCTCGTCGCCAGTGAACGAGAACGTGCCCTCGCGGAAGCCACCTACCTCAGACCACTGATCGGCCGTGATGGTCGAAAGCGTAGCGGCATCGCTTGCCGGACGCTGGTAGATGTCGAACCATGTAATTCCAGATACATACTGGAACTGTTCTGCTAATTTAGCCATAGTTGTGAATTATTTTGTGTTTGTTTTTCGATTTATCCCGCCATCCGGACGAGAAGATTTACGAGCTTGGTTGAGTAATTGGCAACGAGTGTCTTACCTTCGTATAGTACGTTTTGGTTCAGGACGGTTCCCGGAATTTTGAGAGCCTCGTCCAACTGCGACATGACGGCGGCCTGCCTTGCGGCATTAGCGGCGCCCGTAGACAACAGCCGGATGTAGACCCCTACGATCACGTTCGCTTCGAAAAGATCGGAGCTCGTGGTCATCCGGTTTACGGTTCCGTTGAGCGTCACCGTGATGTAAGCGTCGGGCCAGTCGGACGTAGGGACATCCTGCGCCGTAAATGCAGGGATGGAGACCAAGCCGCTGTTATTAATAGCGTCCCTGATCTTTTCCGCGGCTGTCAACTCTGATAATTTCATCACGACATTAATTTCGCATTCAACAAAAATTGCTGAGTGAGATATGGTACGATGTCTTCACTCCACCATCCTATTCCGCGCTTCGGCATGCCGTCGGCGCGTTGAGTACCAAGTCCGGCTTCAACGGAGTAGGCGTAGGGCGCGGAGCTTACCAACACCATCACATACTTACCCGCCGTCCGAGCGTCGGTTGCGGCAAGAGTAGCATTCAAGAGTTTTTGCCCGTTGACTACCGTTTTCTGACCCTTGTAGGTCACGGTTCGCTGGGAGGCCGGGTAGTTCGGGTTATCAACCCACTGCACCATTCGGCCGTTCTTGAATATTCCAATTCCCGTACTTGCGGTCAGTGTCCCGGTCTGATTCTGGAAGAGCACGTCTTCCCTCATAAGTTTGTCGAAAATGCTCAAAGCGACCTTTTGAAAGACGTTCTGTATGCGAGTGTCGAGATACTCTTCTGCATACTTTGTAAACACCTTCTTGAAATTGTCCTTTTTAGCCATTTTGATCGTCTCCCTTATTGAGCCATACCGTAACCCCACCTACATCGGGATCGGCCACCGCTTCGGCCTCCAAAGCCAAAAAACGGATAATCCGAGAGTTCTCCACCGTGACTACCACTTCATCGTTCGTCCGAACGTCTACTAACGAATCGGGAATGATGATAAGCGGAGAGGATAGGTAGTGACCTTCACGGATGCTGGTGTTGCCACCGGAGTTGCCCCGTTGCAGGCCGCACTCACCCTCGTATACCACGCTGAAAACCTCCTCGAAAGTTTCGGGATCAGTCTTGCCAGTACCGCGCCGAATAACGCAGGTGTGCGGATAGAAGTTAAAAGCACCATCCATTGCCGTTCACCGTTGATCCGGCCCACAGCCCGGAAGCATCGTAAATCTCAGCCTCTTCGGGCGTAGCTTCGCCGTACTTTTTGTAGATAATATTTGCCAAAGAACGCCAGTATTCCCGGTCTCCCTCCGCAACCTGAATCTGGCCCTCCGTGTAGCGGCGGTTGCCCATTTGTTTCGAGCTACCGCCGCCATTCACGAGAGTTCCAGCCGCGAAGTAGACATCAGCCGTAGCCAGATCGCGTTTGCGAATCCAAGTCAACGGCTCTGCTCCTTCGGCGTTGCGCTGAAAGGCCGGAGCACCAGACTCTATGTCGCGCCGTGCCAAGATACCGTTGATGACAGCATCCGGTAACGGGTAGTTGACGATTAACCCCCGAAGATACTCCTCAATAGTTATGCTTGGTACAGCGCCCATAGTGTCTTGATATTACTGGTTTGCCTCTTCCTTGTTTGCCGGAGCGTTGCCGTTCAGCACATTCTCCAGCGCCTTGATCTTCTCCTCGCCGAGCAGATTGACGGCCTCCTGAGTCTTGGCGACCCCGGTGTTGGCGTTGATCTTCACGCCGATGGTCTCCATAGCGGAGATGACGGCGGCGCGATCATACTCGCCATCGCCGACGGCGATGGTCGTAACGACGGGTTTTGCCGCGGCCTTGACAGCCTTCGTCGTCTTCGTCGTCTTGCCACCACCCCACGGCTGATCCGTGCTGGTCTTGAGGATGCAGATGTTGTTCGGGTTCCGGGGTACCGGAAGAACGTAAGCCTCCATCGAGGTAACGTCCTTGACGGGGTTCGAGAAGTACTCCACGATGACGGAGATGCGACCCTCCTCCACCGAAGAGTGGAGCACGTTCGGGTTGTTGTCCATCTCGTAGATGTTCTCGCAGTTCTGGAGCTCGAAGAATCGGTCGGGCACGCAAAGTACGGCCACATCCTCAGCGAAGCTCTTGATGACGTTCCCCTTGCCGTCGCGCTCTACGTTCGACTTCTCGTCGATCTCGATGATCGGAACGATGCCGTAGTAGTTCACGAGACCTTCCATCACCTCCTTGCGGGTCAGAGGAATCTGGCCGGGATTCGGGGTGTTCGGGTACATCTTCATGGCGATCTTGATGCGAACATTCTTGTTCACAGACATCTCGCGGATCAGCTTCTTCGAAATCAGCCAGTTGGTGTACGGCAACGAGTTGTCGTCCATCCAGTCCTGAATGTCGAGGAGGTCCTGAATCGGGTCGTCGGTACCGCTACCCCAGATGCCGTAGCTCGGAACCTTGAAGCGGTCCGAAGGGTAGTTGAGGTCCACTGCGATCTGGATGCCTTCGCCGTTGTTCTGAGCGTCGGCCGTGATGAAGCCCGTAGAAAGACCCTCGAACACCATCATGTTGATACGCGAGTGCATACCGCCGACAGCGGCCGCGAAGCGCTCCAGATAGTCATAGCGAGCGTGGAAGTTCGGGTCATCGGCGATAGGCTCAAAAGCCTTGAGCGCCATGAAGTCCGAAGCGTCCATCTGGAAGCCGTGACCGATCAGAGGTATCGTACCACCGTAGGTCTGCCATGCGCCAGCACCGCGGAGCGGCTTCTGGCCGTTGGCCGACAGAACGGCGGCGGCGACGTTGATCTCCGTGTCGCGCACGTTGATCTTCCACTCCGGAGTCCGCATGCGGCGGCCCCAGAATGCAAACCGACGCCAGAAGGCATCGTTGTACTTCGCGTTTACGTCGTTGATGACGGTCGTAAACGCCTCAACGCCCTCCCAGAAAAGAGCGACGTTGTAATAGAGAGTTTTGCTGTAAAGTCCCATAGTTATGCGTTTTTATTAAAGACCGTCGTAGAAACGAACGAAGTAGCCGTGCGTGTTCATGTAGTTCCGAATCATCGGATGCACGGGCGCACAGCGCCGCGCGTAGATGACGTTGCAGATGTGAACGAGGTCCACAAGCTGAGTCTGCTCGTCTCCGTAGCACGGAATATCCGCGAACGAAGTGGCGGTGGGGATGACCTTGATCGTTGCACCAGAGCCAACGGCCGAAGCCTCGACGAGGATGTCGTCAACGGCCAGTGCGCCTACGGCGGCCGAAAGGGTCAGCACATCGTAGTCGGCGTTCGAGTCGTCGATAGCCGTAACGGTTACACCCGTTCCGGTGTAGTCGAGGTCCGTAACGTCGTTCGGAAGGTGCATCAGCACCATGCCGACGCGGGCACGGGTGCCCTCGAAGTCTTTCTTCACCTGCACCTGCGTAGCCGTAGTCTCGACGACCGCGTTTACTGCAAATGCGTAGTGGGGCTGGGCCGTCTTTGCGAAATCGTCGCAACCGAACGGGGTACCAGCGGGGAGAACGTTCCCGACGGGAGGCATGTCTTCCAGCGCCATATTATAGCCAGTAGGCAGAGTCACCTCAGCCTTGCCACCATAGACGTTGCGCAGACCACCAACAGTCATGGAGTACTCCCGCATTTTGTTGTAGTTATAACCTGCTCTCATGGTTTTAAACAGTTGTTAATTAATGGTGTCGTTACTCGTCCCCGTCACCCTTGCCTTCGGTTTTGATACCAAGGTTGCGCAAAAGCGCTTCGGCGGCCGGGTCCTTCTCTCCGTTTTTCGGAGCCGGAGTCGGGGTAGGATCGCCGGGAACGTAGCCAGCCGTGGCCGGAAGGCCCTGAGCCGTCAGCGTCCGCTCGTAGCGCGAGTAAGCCCGCGAAACGATGGCTTCTACCGTGTCATCCTCTTTGATCGTCTCGAACGCGTCCTCCAGCGCTATTTCGGCTACACCTTTATAGGTGTCGATAGGAGTCTTCTTCTTGTCGGCGGGCTTGAAGAAAGCCTCACGCGCCTGCTGAATCAGTTCCTCCTTGCGGCGCTGTCCGGCCAAGCCTTTCAGCTTGGCTTCCTGCTCCTCTTCCCATGCCTTGCGACGCTCAAGCTCGGCCTTGTACCAAGCGGGCATCTCTTCGTTGTCGTTAGGCTTCGGAGCCGGATTCGGTTTCGGTTCGGGATGTTCCTCCTTCCATTTCGAAATGAAAGCTCCCTGATCGTTGTTGAAGTTCGTGTTGACCGAAGTGATGGTCGGCATAAACTTCTCCATGAAGGCGTCGATCTCCATGTCGGAGTCGTCGGGCAGGAAGGCCATCGCGTTTGTCGCGGCATCCAAAATGGTGCGGTCGGAAATCTTTTGGGTTTTTCCCAGTCGTTCCTTGGTTTTTCCAAGTACTTGCTCTTTAGTAAACTTCATTGTTTTTCAATGATTAGTGAATGTTCCCGCAAGTACGAGTACCATTTACATGATTCTCAAATACTTGCATACTCAACGACAAATGTAAAACATTTTTTTGCCAAGAACAAATTTTATCGTAGATTTGCGAATAAAAGTTTGCTATGTTCACTCGTATAAATCCCAATACACAGCCCGTACAGCTCTATCCAAAAGTAGAGCGCGAACTCAGTACGGTTAAGAAAAAGGGATGGGTGAAAGTGAACGGAGTCAAACTGCGAGACAATAAAGACATCATCGGTCAGACCGGGTTTCAGGAAGCGATCCAGACCTGCGAGGCGGATGTCATTTGGACGGGAGGCTCCGCCTCAGCCGGAAAAGGAAACCCGTATACCTTTCAAATCGTAACTCCATTCGGCTTCCGTAAAATGGGCGACCTCAAGCCCGGAGACATCATCTCCAACACCTTCGGCGGCCAACAGCGAGTAGTCAACATTTACGAGCTCGGAGAGCAGGATGTATATAGGGTACACTTTATCGACGGCGCTTTCGTTGACTGTACCTACGAGCACCTATGGAATGTTTACGAAATGAGGAAGCAATCCAAGAGGGCGAAGTTGCATGGATTGAGCCGGGACGAGGACTGCGCAGTATGGGACACAGCGGCCATTATAAAACACCTCGACGAGAAGCCGAACAAACATATTGCCGTGCCTATATGCGAACCCGTAGCGTTCTCCCGGCCGGATAAGTTGCCGATTGATCCGTATATGCTCGGGTTCTTGTTGGGAGACGGATGTATGACTGGGAGTATAAAGCATATAATGGTCACAACTCTTGATCCGGAAGTAGTCGAATTTTTCAAGAAAAACACCAAGCGTGTATATCGTGCCAAAAGCGGGAAAGATTACATTTTGTATGACGATCATCTTTTGGAGGGTATCAAGAAGTTGAAACTATACGGTACATACTCTCACACGAAATTCATACCTATCCGATACAAGCTGGCATCGGTAGAGGACCGATTCGCTTTGATTCAGGGCCTCATGGACTCGGATGGGTATGCCGACAGCCGAAGGTCGAGCGTTGGCCTGACTACCACTTCCAAACAACTTGCCGAGGATATTCAGGAGGTGATATGGTCCCTCGGCGGTATGTGTACGATTACTCAAAAAGCGACCTCGTATAAGAATGACGGTGTGCGAATCGAGTGCAAGGACGCCTATGTATTATATATACAGACGGCGGACAACGCAAAATTGTTCCGACTGGATCGTAAGGCATCGAAGGTGAAGCCGCGCAGGTTCTCCAAGACCCGCAGGATCGTGAAGGTAGAAAAGGTCGGCCGAGATAAATGTAGGTGCATCGCAGTTAGCAACCCGAACTCGCTGTACCTCGCCTCGAAAGCATGCGTGGTTACTCATAACACATATTGCATTCTGTTAGAGGCACTTAGAGGCATTGGAAAGTACGGATATTCGGGCCTTATCATAAAAAAGGAGCTCGTCGAAGTAGGTACTGCGGGTGGTATTCTTTCGGACGCAAAACGAATATATTCCGAAATGAAAGGATGCGAATACTCGGCCTCCGACTACTCCTTTGCATGGCCTGAGTACCAGAGCTCTATCATGCTTACTCACATCAACCTGCAATCCGACTCTCAGGAGAAGGAGGCGCAGGAGAAGATGAAGAACAAGCAGGCATCCTACATCGCTATCGACGAGTTGACCAACTTCACCTTCAAAATCTGGAAATACTGGTTCTCTAGAAACCGTGACGCTTCCGGTATGAAACCGAAGATGGTCTGCACCCTCAACGCGAACGGCTGGCACTGGAGTTCCAAGATGCTCCGGAGGGCCGGGTATATCGGCGACGACAATTATGTCCGCCCAGATCGCGTCGGCAAGATCATGTACATGGTAGTCAACGGCGACAAGCCGGAGGACATCATCTGGGGCGAGACTCCGGATGAAGTCAAGAGCCGCATAGACCTCGAATCCATGTTGACGGCCGAGATGCGTGCCGCAGGTCTGACCACCGACAGCTTCATCAAGACCTTCACGTTTATCCCCGGTAACATTATGGATAACCGAATCCTTACCTTCCAGACGCAGGGCGGAAATGTAGCCAACTTGTTCAACGTCGGAGAGGCGGAGCGAATGAAGCTCCTATTCGGCTACTGGGGCGAGATGGGCGAAGGAGAGGCAATGGTAAACCAAAGCCACATCGAGGCCATGTTTCCCGGCCCGAATCAGAATCCATTCGAACCCTCTACGGAGCGATACATGACCGTGGACATCGGCGACGGAACCGACCCGACCAAGGCTTATATCTGGACTGGCCTCACCTGCAATCGCGTTGAGACCACTTACACGGATGACGCGCGAGAGAAGGTAGAATGGGTCCGCGCCTTGAAGACTGAGTATGACATTCCGGTAGAGCACATTGCGGTGGATGCCGGAGGTCTCGGTAACTACTTCGAAGACTACATGCGCGGTGTCGTAGCAATCGTATCGAACCGCACACCTATAAAAGAATACGACTCGGCCGGAAACGTGATCGAGATGGAGCAATATGTGTGTCTCCGTGACCAACTTCTCGGCAAACTTAGCGCCTACCTTCGAATGGGGCGCCTTCGCTTCGACATACCGGGCTCTACTCTTGTCCAATACGGCCGCAAGAACGACAAAATGCCCATCCTTGATCTGCTCGTGCTCGAAGCCACCGAGTGCCTCAAGCGCGATCAGAAAGAGAACGGCAAATACTTCTTTATATCGAAATTAGCGTTTAAACGCAGGCATAATTATTCACCCGATGACCTTGACCCGATTGCTTACCGAATGATATTTGAGCTCATGGCGACGCTCAAAAAAGCGGCCGAGCCCGAATACTCGATGGATGACTACTATCGAGCCTTCAATTCGATGGGGGGTTGGTAAAATTTTTTAATAATGAAGATCAACATTGGAGAGTTAGCGCAAAAGCGCAGGTGGGAGCGCAGGCTTCCGAACCCGGCGACGAACTGCACGATGAATCAGTCGTTCGCGTCGAACCCGCCACAGCCGATGCAATTCGACCGCTACCCAAGGCGGTTGCTTACGCAGTCGGACTTCCTCAACGAGAAGCAACCGTCGGCCCACATGGTATATGATGTGTATATGCGTTCGAATCGGCCCAAATACCGATACGACGAGGCATTGCGCAAGAATGTTCCCGATGGCTACGAGCCCGTTGAGCGCGTATCGGTGTCACTCCAGAGGTCGATCCTTCGGCACAAGACCATCCATACCTTCGGCAACCCTATGGAGTTCAGCAACGAAGGTGACATGGAGGACGCAGACATGATTTCGCAGATCAAGTCATACTGGAACCAGACGGGCATGAACAACGCTCTCATTAAGTTCGGTAATTCATGCTTCGGCACCGGAGATGGCGCTATATGCGTCTACATGGACCCCGAAACGGAAATGCTGGGCTACCGAGTGTTCTCCTACGAGTTTGGAGACCTCATTACCGAGTTCCGTAATCCGCGTGACGGCGGTAAACGAAACGTCCTCCGCATGTTCGATGACAATGGAACCACGGTCGTCGAAATATACGGAAGCCGGACCGTCGAGCGCTGGGAATCCATCACCATAGCCTCTACCGAAAGTGCGGTCAAGACGTTCATTCGCAACCTGACCGAAACATACTCCGAGGACGGCTACAAACTGGTGAGCACGGCTCGGCACGGCCTTTCCATCTGCCCCGTCATCTACCACCGCGAGAGCGATGTGTGCTGGGGCGACGTTCAGGGAAACATCGAAGACATCGAGAAACTTCTATCGGACCTGATGGAAAATGGCAAGTACTACAACTTCCAGATGCTTTTCGTCTCCGGAATCGTAGGCGGCCTGCCGAACGTGAACTTCCAAGGCAAGGTGATCGCGGCCCGAAACAAAGACGGCGACGCGAAGATTCTCCAGCCCGCCGACGCATCCAACACGTTCACGCTCTCGCTTGACAACTCGCTCAAGTTCCTATGCGACAGCGTAGGAGCCGTGTTTATCCGACCGGACGAGATCAAGTCGGGCGATTACAGCGGTGCTTACCTCCGGAACCTATATTTTCCGGAGACGCAATGGTGTATTGATGCCTATTCGCGGTTCGATCCGGCCCTGCGCACACTCATGTTCATCTTCAAGGAGTTCGTCGGAATCAAGGAGAAGAGGCAGACCGAGTACCACAATCTCCGCATGTCCTACTCCATCGAGCCGTTCATTCCTAAGAACGACAGCGAAGACATCCAGAACCGCGTTCAGGCTGTGGCTGGAGGAATCCTCTCCGTTCGCACCGCGGCCGAAGGAAGCCCGCTGGCCTCATTCGACGAGTTGAAGCGCATCGAACTGGAATCGGCCGAAAAGGAGCGCAAGGCTCAGGAGCAGGCCGCCGCGGAACTGGAAGCGCAACAGCAAGCCAAGGCCGCGGCCGAAGGAAATGGCGGAGCCGACAACGACGAACGGAACCAAATGGAAAAGGACGGTAAAATGCCGAACCGGGTCGAGTAAAATCAACACTATGTATAGAAATGTCGAGGTTTTTGAAAAATCTCGACATTTTTATTTGCAAATTAAATAATAAATGTTTAACTTTGCATCGAATCAAAACTACTCTTATGTTCAAGAAAAAGAAAAACAAAATTTATTCGCTCCAGTACGACCTCGACGCATTCGTGGTAAGGATTACCAACGAGCGCGTTGACGTGGAGACCAGATCGAAGACGTGGAAGCAGGTGTTCCCAAAAGGCACACCCGAGTATCTGACGTTCGTGTACATCTTGGCACCGCACATGATGGTCGATCCTGCTATCAGGGCCGAAAAGCGCGATGCAGAACGCGACAGGGAAAACGCAACCACCATTGCAAAAACGCTCTTCCTCGCGTCACAGACCATCATGCGAGACCCGTCGGCTGTAAGCGGAATCCTCGACGTGTGCCAGAAGAGTCTCGACAAATACGCTGAGGCTCGGGCCGAACCGAGAGAGTCGGAGGAGATCGAGGAGCTCAAGGATGCCGTTGCACTGGCAGAAGTTAAAGTGCAAACGGAGCAGACCGCAGAGGCTATCGAAGAACTGGAGCAGGCTAAGGCCGCTCTGGAGAAGGCAAGAAACACCAAAACAACTAAAAGGCAGAAGAAAAATGGAACAAAAGCTAATGTCGCAGGTTCCGGCGGGGAGTAGCTTTCAGTACACCCCCCCCCACCGTTCACGCCCTTTGAAATTTCTCGTTCTGAAACAGTATGTGGGTTTTAGCTGGGTCAAAAAGGCAGGGGAACGTACCGGAGAAAAGATCAAGGTACAGCGCACCAAGGTTCGCTATATCGGGAGCTACACGGAGACGAAGGACGACAACGGGTTCGCAAACGGTTACGACGCGAACTACAACGAACGCACCTTTGACTCGGCAGGAATCTATGTGATGCAAATTCAGGATTAACTATGACTGGAACAGAACTCGCTCAGAAGATTCAGAAAGGAATCGAAGAAGGAATCATCACTACCTACAAGACGCTGGAAGAGGATCACAAGATTTCTCGATCCACGATCAACGCTTGGGTAAACGATGGCAAGTACGCAAAAATCAAACTCAAGAATCAGTGGATTCTCGTTAAAATCTCGGAGTAACATGGCAGAAGAAAAAACTCACTGGAAACGCATGCTCAACCCGAATTTCATGGGCGACTGGTCCCTTCCCGGAGGAAAGGATGTAGTCCTCACGATCAAGGGCGTGACGCAGAAGGAAGGCTGGAGCCAAGACAAAGGCAAGAAGGTGATGCTCCCGTGCATCGTCTTCGAAGAAGAGGCTGAGTTCGAGTGGGCCAAGCCTCTCGTCCCCAACAGCACGAACATCAACATGATCGTGAGTGTCACCGGGAGCAAGTACATCGAAGACACCGTTGGAAAGATGATCCGGATAGGTACTGTCCACGGCAAGTGGTTCGGAAAGGAGCAAGACGCGCTTCGGGTCCGAAAGGACAAAAGCGCTGATCTGGCGGCCCAGTACTACCAGTTCGTGAAAGGTATCGAAGAGTCAAAAACTCGGGCCGAGATGGGAGAGCTTATCAAGCAGTTCGAATTGTTCAAGCCGTACCGGAAGACGCTGGAGGCAAAAATCCGCGAGAAATGGGCCAGCTTGACTTAGACGAGCTTATAAATCATGTCGAGGAACAGCCACAAGAGATCGACAAGGAGCTCCAGTGGATGCAGGAGAAGACCGGATTTTTCTCGGCATCCGAACTGGAGCGGCTCATGTCGAAAACGGACACATGGACGGAAGCGAACATCAAGTACCTCTACGAGATTCAGTATCAAAGACGAACTGGGACGTTTATCTCGGCTCCTGCGAATCGAAACTTTAAAATGGGCCGAGAAAACGAACCGAGAGCGGTTGAGTGGCTTCGAGAGAACTATTGCCCGAATGTCCGGCACTACGACCAAGACTTTGACGATAAGCTGTTCTACAAGACTGACTTCGGCTACGGATTCTCTCCAGACGCAGACGTTTTCGTGGGAGATAAAATCCAAGCCGTCATAGAAATAAAGTCGGCTGTCGGAAACGAAGAGAAGAGCCTTATTTTCTCTCCCACATTCCCCTACGACAAGAAGCGCATGCGAGTGTGGGAAGAGCACAAGTGGCAGATTATTGGACAATTCGTCGGCTGGCCGTGGCTTGAGACGGTCCATCTCCTCAAGTATGACGGAGTAGACGACGACAACCCCACCGACCTTCGCCCGGTTACGGACCCCACGCGAGGTGTGTTATTTACGTTTAAACGCAACGAGGCGGGGGCGGCTATCGACCGGGCTACGACTCGATTGAAATTCGCAAACAACTTCCTCAACGAAGGTAACGATCCAAGCCAAATCAATGAATACTACAAGAAGCGAAAAAGACTCTTTGTTTAAGCGACTCAAGGTTGCCTACAAAGAAGCGGAGCGGCTGGCCGACAACACCGAAGAACTTGAAACGATCATCTACGGAAAGCCCACCAAGGCATACTTAGTGCGATTTTACCAGATGTTCAGAAACCAGATCAAGTTCGTCAACGGTCCCTGCTACAAGTGTCCGAAAATGGCGGACGATTGCTACGGCGGATGTTGCAACGAGGGAACAATAGGTTGCAGAAAGTAAAAATTTTTAATAAATCAAAACAACATGGAACAGAAGCAAGTAAAACTGATCGGGCTCAAGGTGCTTGACAATAACGTCATCAAGGCGGTCGAGCTCACGCCCGATATTATGAGCAAGCGGCTCATTCAGATCGTAGGAGAGTCCGGAAACGGCAAGACTACGCTGGTTGAATCGCTCAAGACGGCCATCGGCGGCATGAATGCCGTAGCCAAGAAGGATGCCCTCGCGCCGGGATTCCTTACCGAAGCCCAGCTTACCGACGGCGAGATCAAGATTTTTGTCGGCGTCCGGAAGCGGGAACTGACGAAGGGAGAGCGGCAGGGCGACAGCGTAGTGGAGACCTTCCTCTACGCAAAGAACGATGAAGGAGAGATGTACACCCCCATCATCGACGGAGAGTCGGCCACGGCCGCCAAGTACGTCAAACTCCTGACCACGGACCTCACCTTCTCCATGCCCGCGCTGTTCACGGAGAACCAGACGGTTCACCGGAAGCTGATTGAGAGCCTCTTCAAAGAAGAACTGGACGGGCTCGGCGCCGACGAGGTGGTGGCCCGGATCATGGACTGCAAGCAGGAGCGCGACGCGGCCCGCGTGATGTGCTCCAAGGCTGGAGCCTTTATGGAAAACTTCGAGCGCGAAGGACTTTCGGAGGCGCATCTGCAAGAGCTATCCCGAGTAGACGTAGACAAGATCGAGGCAGACATCCGCGAAGCTGAGATCGAGCGCGACCGCATTCTTCGTCCGGCGGATGCGGCATACGAACTCGAATGCAACAAAATTCGTGAGGATTATCAGACCCGCCTCCGGGCCGCAGAAAAGGCATACGACGCCGCTGTCACCGCTGAGAAGGACGAGAAACAGCGACTCAAGGACGAGTACGCCGAAGCGGAGAAGAAATACAACGAGCAGGAGGAGCGCAAGACTAAATGGGCCGCCTACTACGAGAATATCAAGGCTAATGCCGAGACGTTCTTCTACAACACCGAAGAGCTCGCCAAGGTCAAAGAGATGATCGAGGCCCGATACAAAGTCATCACGTCGAAATTCACGCTCGCTAAGCCTGAACTGGCGGCCCCGGCTCCCAAGTTTGAGGGCGATGTCATCAACACCAAAGCCGAGCTCGATGCTACCAAGGCAGAGGAGGCTCTGCTCAAATTCCCCGAGAAAGCCGTGCCCGACACCAAGGCCGTAGACGCTAAGATCGCCGACCTCAAAGCCTCCAAAGAGAAGGCCGAGCGTGAGAACGAACTTTTCGACCGCTATGCCAAGTGGTGCGCATGGATCGAGGCAAAGGGCAAGTACGAGAAGGAACTCAACACCCTTCGCAAGATGTACGAGCGCATCGACACGGGTGTCGAGGGCCTCAAGATCGTTCCCAACGCAACTGATACCGACAAGATCGAGGTGTGGATCATGTACGACGGCCGCTACGACAAGGATTTCTTCCTCAACCCGAACGGTGAATCGCGTTACATCTTCCAGTATTCGTCATTCCAGCGTAGCGCTATCGGTGTCATGTTGCAGGCCGCTCGCTTGAATCTCAAGCCGAAGGCCCTCCGGTTGGCTATCGTGGACGACGTGGCCTTCACTCAGAAAGGATTGGCCGTACTCTCGAAGCTCTGCACGGACCTCGACGTCCAACTTATTACTTGCCGCACCGACGATATTGACCGATCGCAGGTCAAAGACGGCGAAGTGCTGATGGAAAACGGCGAGGCGTTCTTCAAAAAGTAGGGTATGCAGTTTTCGTATCAGACCGTTAAGGAATTAGCGTCGATGTGCGAATACCATTACCGAAAGGGTGTTTACGAAGCGACGATGGAGCCTGACAGCGTTGAGGCGCAGAAATACGCCGCCGACGATGACGGGTACATGACCATCCGTCGCTTCGGAAAGCCCACTTTGCAGGTTAAGATAGGCCGTGACTGGCGTATTCATGTAGATGCACAGATTTCTACCATGCACATCGTCTATTGCGAGAATCTGGCCCTATACTTCAGGTCATCACCGACGTCAGAAAAAGGCATAATTCGCGCGATGTTGTGCATTATGGAGTACTACTACCGCAAGGGGATAAAACACGGCTTAGAACGCCGGGATTCACGCGCGGCGCACAAGTTTTTCGCAGAGGTAGGGCGTGGTAAGAACCACCCCCACTGGCTCGATAATAAGAAGGATTTTCACGAAAACTACATCGACAAGATGAAGCAACACATCAACACGATGGGATTGTATCGCAAGGAGTGGGGCAACACCGCCCGCTTCGACTACCTGAGCCGAATGATCGGAGAAGCAGTCACCGCGGAGAAGATGAAGGTCCTCCAGAAAAAAGGAAGATTATGGTAACAGTAGATCACCTGCTGGTGGCATCGCCGAAGCGGAAGTTGGCTATGCTCCTCCCGCTCGGAGAGTGGAAAAACCAAAAATTGCTCGAAGAATCAGAGACCGAGGTAGCCGACAAGGAGGGCAACGTCGCCACGATCATCAGTAAGGCGGTACTCACAACCAATAACCCCGTTACGGATGCAATATCTTGGATGCTGTACGGCTACTCTATCGCAGACATCCGGAGACGGATGGAGCTAAAGTGGCCGCTCAAGAACGACAAGGTGTTGTTTCTTGTAGTAGAACCCAAATAAAATGGCTTACAGATTCAAGGTAATGCACCGATCCCAGGAAGAGATTCTGGTCCCCGTATCGGCCATAGACGACAATATCGTGTTCATTGCTTCCGGTAAAGATAAGGAGCTCGAATTTACCGATGGCGTCGTTATGTCCGTAGTCAGGAAGCAGGAGATACACGTTTTATCGCCTGAGTTTAACGTCGAAGTGCAACGCATTTACGGAAAGAAAGGCCCCGTAGACATTCTCCTGTACCTAAAACGCTGGTACAAGAACCTCGGCGGCCGGATCGACAGCATGAGATTTTTACATATATGGCTACGCTCACTCCCCGAAACTACCAAATAGATTTCGTCGATGGCGTGAAGGATGCGATGCGGGAGAACGATACTCCCGCATTCACCAGAATATGCGGTTACATGCCGCAGGGATCAGGAAAAAGCGTCATCATATCCATGATCGCCGTGGGAGCCGCGGCAAAGGGAAACGATGTGCTGATCCTAAGCCACCGAGACGAAATCCTCAAGCAGAACTTCGACAAGATGCAACGCTTGGGGCTCACGTCGGCCATAGTCAACGCCGAGACGCGCAACATACCCGAGGCTCAGGTCGCCATAGGGATGTCGCAAACGATCTCCGTGCGTATTAAAAACCACAAAGAGTGGATGGAGTGGCTCCAACACTTCAACATGATTATCGTGGATGAAGCGCACCGAGGAGAGCATGATAAGGTGATGGATTACATCAACGAAGATGCCCATGTGCTTGGCCTTTCAGCAAGTATCTGCCGGAACGGGAACAAGGTGAAGCAACTCGGAGAATACTACGATTGTATCGTCAAAGGCATCTCTACGCCGGAGTTAATCGAGATGAATTTCTTGGTCGGTTCCCGAAACTTCGTGTATCAGGCCCCGGTCCTTGAAGACCTTCCAGTCGTAGCGGCGAACGGAGACTACGATCCTCGCGCACTCCAGATGCGGTTCACACGCAAAGAGCGATACGCGGGCGTCATCACCAACTGGAAGAGGATCGCATTTGGAACCAAAACCATCGTCTTCACCACGGGTTCCGATCACTGTGTAGACCTTACACGAGCATTCTGCGAGCATGGAATCAAGGCCAAGTATCTCCTATCGAGCCGAAAGCCGGAGACCGACGCGCAGTTTTCCGGGAAGCGAGAAGACATTCTGCGCGACTTCCACAACGGCCTTTTCTCCGTCTTAGTCAACGTCGGCATACTCGACACCGGGTATAACGAGCCTTCGATACAGACCGTGGTGCTGGACCTAGCAACGAAGTCTTACACGCACTACTCGCAGATGGTAGGCCGCGGCTCCCGGCCATATCCGGGCAAGTCGTACTTCAATGTACTCGACTTCGGCGACAACGTGAAGACGCACGGCAAGTACGAGCGTGAGGACCCCCCTATGGGACTCTGGCACGACAAAACAAAGGGAGGCGTCATGCCGACCAAGCTATGCCCACTCGGAAAGGACGGAAAGAAGCTCGGATGCGGCCGACTGGTACCCCAAACGGCCCAAAAGTGCCCCTACTGTGGCTACGTCTTCCCGAAGCTCGATAAGATATACGAGATCGAACTGACAGAACTCATAGACACGGCCGATGATCAGGAGAGCCTCGAAGTGTGGTGCGCCAAGAAGGTACTCGAAGACGGGTGGTCTGTCCCACGAGTTTTAGCCACCGTATGTATCAAGAACGCGCCGCACGAGAAAGCCACGTTCATGCGGGTCATAAAGGTCCTAAGAACGAAGGAGGGGAAGAAGGTGAGCCCATACTACTGGGATTACTTCTCAAAGAATATTTTGAAAAACAAGGCCAGAAAGAAAAAGCTGGTATCAGAACAAAATGAACTCGGATTATAATGGCAAAGACGCAGATTATCGTACAGCCTCGACCGAAGGAGCGTGGAATCGCCCACGAGGAGGCAAAACTGCAAGCACGAATGGTGATGAAATTCGCCGAAATTTGGCCTCACCGCCGCGGCCATCTATTCGCTACCTTCCAAGAAGTGAGTAGTGGGGTAGAGGGCTCAATGAAGCTCTCTACGGGTCTCGTAAGAGGCGTGTCAGACCTGATCTACTGCGACGAAGGGAGCCTAATCGGTATAGAGGTGAAATGCCCCGGTACCCGGCATAAAGTAGCACACCTAATTGAGCAGGCCGAGTGGCTTATACGGGTTCCCAAATGGGGCTACTTTTGCGATGATTTAGACGATTTTCTCAACATCATAGACGGAGGAGTGGGAGGAATCGACCCGGTTAAAGTTCTGGAGTACTGCAAGAAAGCAAAAACACAGCAAATTTTGTGGGATAAAAGTTTGTTTATTTAAAAACAAATGTTTAACTTTGCACTTGTAATAACGTATAAACGTTCTTTGATATGGTGGCACTCGGCATGCGCTCCTTCCTCATTCTTGAACCGCTTCTGGTGTTTCGTTTAACTAAGCATGCCACAAGGAGTCTTCCGGGTCGATGCCCCGGAGCCGCCGCAAATCCATGTGTGGCAATTAGAAGGATTTTTGTTTGAAACGATTACGCGCCATCGGTACGTTGGCCGCCTGACCCCACGATACGGGGTCACATGCGGAGTGGAGCAGGAGTAGCTCGCTTGGCTCATAACCAAGAGGTCGCTGGTGCGAGTCCAGCCTCCGCAACAAACATGAACCCGGAAGGCGGATTGTGTCGGATGCCAGTAAGTAGGACGACCGAATGGTCACTCGACAGTTTACTCACTAAGAGCATCGTTCATGTAGGATAATCGACGGCATTTTAACCGGGCTGTCACGTTGCTCCGGACGTAGGGTTCGATTCCCTGATTATCCTCAGTACGTCGTGAGACGGGTATTATTCTTTGTTAAAGGTTCTTAACTTTTTAGGTTTCCATCGAAAGATGGTGTTGGAGAAGTAGCATGCGGCGCACGGGTGAGTCGATTTGGCTCTGGTACCCCCGGAAGAGGTTCGAAACCTCTCTTCTCCTCTACTTATCACCACCACAAAACGTTTTTTGACATGAAGAAAATTTTAGCACTGATGGCGCTGTTGTGCGCCGTCCTCGTTGCAGGCGTGTCCTGCAACGACAAGAAGCCGGACATCAAGTATCAACTCGACGTCGAAGGACTGGTCGCAAACCAGTCTACTCCGATCTCCGCCGAGTTCAAGGCTTTCGTCTGTAACACCGACTCGATCAAGATTGTCGCCTCGCGCAACGTCTCTCCGGTCGATCAGGCGCTTATCGAAGCCAGTCTCGAACACCAGCTTCTTCAAACCTTCGGCATCAAGGTCCAGCAGGGAACTGCTTATGACATCCTCGTCAAAGGTTACGTCAGGGAGGCCAACACGGGAATCGCCATTTACGTTGACAAAAGATTCACGAACGCCGCCAATCCCATATACAAGGCCAAACCCGAGCCTGTCGGGGAATTTCCCGCCGATTCACTCGGCAACTAATACAAAGGGTGTAATGGTTTCCCGTTTCCCTCGGCCGGACTATAAATCCGGGGCTTGGTTCGACTCCAAGCTACACCCCAAACAACTTACAAATATGGCAGAAGAGTTTAAATTCGCCACCCGAGAAGAGTGGCTTGAAGCGGCTGTCGATCATTTTCGACCGACATTTCAGCAGGCATGCAAGACCAGCGGCCGCACCATACCGGAGAATCTCAAGGTTTCCATCGGTTTCCCAGACAAGGGTGGCATGGCGAAGCGTAGGGTTCTCGGCCAGTGCTGGACGGAATCCGACTCGGAGAAGCCAGTTCAAATCTTCATCAACCCCACCATCGCCAACGTAAACGGTGCTGACGGCATCCTTTCGGTACTCGTACACGAGCTCGTGCATGCCGTAGGTATTCACGGCCACGGTAAGGATTTCAAACGAGTCGCTTTGGCCGTAGGGCTGGAAGGCAAGATGAAGTCTACTACTGCCAGCGACGCTTTGGTCGAAGAGTTCACGTTCCTCGTTGACGAGAAGCTCGGGCCCTTTCCGCATACGGCGCTGTCTGGCATGAAGCTGTTTACTCCGTCTAAAAAGGACGGAACCCGCATGTTGAAAGCAGTATGTCCTGAGTGCGGGTACACGATCCGTCTGACGAAGAAGTGGGCTCAGGTAGGCATGCCTCTTTGTCCCTGCGGCCAAGCGAATTTTACTCTCGATACACCCATTGAAGAAGAAGGATAATGGCAACACCTCGTATATACGACATGCTCCCTAAGCCGAAGAAGCGGCCGGAGTCAAGCCTCGCGGAACCCGAGCTACGGGCGCTTGAGTTGTACTTGTTCACAAATATGACGTTCACCGACATCTATAAGATGGTGTTCGACATGCGTGACAAGTCATACGCAACGGTCAGGACCGCCGCTAAGTCGCTCTTGGAATCGGCCGATGCGGAGGTTTATCTTACCGAGAGGTACCGAGACATCAACGCTTTCATAAACACCGGAGAGAGCGAAGATGACGACGTTGGAGTGTCGGTGATAAACGAAGACGGAACCTACTCCGAGGAGTTCATCCTTGCCGCCAAGAAAAAGATCGCAAGGCTGGCGCTGAAAGAGACCGACGGCAACCGTTTCCTCGAAAAGTTCCAAGACCTGATCGGCAAGCAGGAGTCCATGCGCACTGCATCTCTTCTCCCGCAACGATATCTGGCTGAGCAGTGCCAGACATGCCGATACAAGGCGATATTCGAGGAGGATTTCCAAGACGACTGCAACCGATGTCGCTGGAAGATGGATGCGCCTGAAAAATACGACCACAAAACCCAATTCATAACAAAACCAGAAGAATAGTATGCAAATCAAAGGAGTCATCACGAAGATGTGCGAACCCGTTACCGGAGAGTCGGCACGCGGGACATGGAAGAAAATCGGAATCGTACTCCAGACGGAAGGAGAATACCCCAAGGATGTCTACATCGAGTTCTGGGGCGACAAGGCGGATGTAGTAGAGGTGAAGTTGTGCGAAGGCATGATCGTCGCCGTAGACTTTACGCTCGAATCCCGTGAGTACAACGACCGCTACTACACGCAGGTACGCGGCTACAAGTACACCATCGAAGGAGGAGGCACCGCGCCCGCCAAAGACGATCCATACGTTCCGGCAAGGAAGGAAGAGCCCGCTCCGGCACCCGCCAAGGACGAGGTAGACGACCTGCCGTTCTAAAAACATCGCTTTCACCTCCTCCAAGCACATTAAACGTACTTTTCGGTTCGTATTTATTTACCCGGAACTCGAAATATGGTTAAGCAGTGAAAGTGAAAGCGAACTTCCAGTTTTGGAGGTTCGCTCTTTTTATCGTATCTTTGCGTAAGTTGTTTTGATTAGCAATGTTCCGCAAGGAAGAGAGGAGTGCCGATTCTGCCCGGTCACTCCTCTTCTTTTTCGTCTGAACTGATCCGAAGGAACAAGAAGGCCAAGATAGGCCAGCCTGTCCCGGACGCGAAGCATGCCGCGGCGACAGCCAGTGATACCGCCAGACATGCTACTGCAAATGCCGCATTTCTGTTCATAATGATCTGTAAATTACGTCTCCGAAGTCATCGCCCTCTTTCAAATCGGGCATGCCTTCCCACCATTTAACGGCCTGATCCGGGAACCATCGAACCCAGTCCATGCCCGCTTTGTCGTAGTCAGGAAGCAGTCGATAGTTACGCTTTATGCGGCGCACGTTCGCGCTTCCACCCGTCGCCAGAGCCCGGCGCCCGGTATTGAGATATATCAGCAGAGCCGTCTTCTCCGATTCCACCACATACGGGTTTCCGTCGGTTCCGAGGTGCTCGCCGAAGTAGCATCGCTGAGTATAGCCCTGAGCGGTGCGGAAGATACGGCCGCCCCCGTAGTTATGATCGCGGTGGCCGTCCGGCTTGTAAATGATGATCTTGTCATGGAGGATGCGTTGCTCCTCGTCTATGTACCAGAACTGCGTCCCGGTTCCCTGCGGAACCCGACACGGAGTGATCGCCAGTTTCCGGTAAGCCTCTTCGACCTTTTCTTCCGGGAACTTGGTGCAAAGCCATCGAAACAGCGGGTCCTTGAGCCTACCGATGCGCTCCATAGCCTCGTCGAGAATTGACTGCTCCACATACCGGGTCGGATTCTCGGGTTCAGGCTTGCTTATGACAATACCGTCGCTCATGGATTTGAGGCGCTCGTAGGTCTCTTTGCTGGAGGAGCATCCTCCATACAACTGCATCCATTTGTACAACTGCATGCTGTCTCCGCCCTGCTCCATAATCGTGATCCCTCCGGAGGCGTCACGGGTGCACACCATTTTGTCATACCGATAGGCATGGGGAGTGCCGTCGATATAGCACTTCCCATGCCAGAATCGGCCATGACGCTTGAGGTTTAAGCCCATGATTCGTGGCAAATCCTCGAAGATCGCATCGTAGTTCAAATCGAGCTTGCCCATAGAGCTACTTTTCAGCCTTTTCCTTCGAGTATTTTTCCCAGCACGAGGGACAGAGGTGAAATGAAGGTTGGACGCTCCATCCGGCCTCTTTTGCCGCTTTTTCGGCGTCGTCCACCGAAGAGAAGCCGTCGGCATTAATTCCGTCCTGCTCCCGAAGGAACTCCTGACAGCGCTCGCACTGCATCAGATAATAGGTGATTCGCTTAATCATAGTTGTTTTGATTAAAAAGGTAAATCCGAGTCATCCTCGACTGATTTCGGCGCTCCATCCTCCTTGATCGTAGTGTCATAGAAAAGATTGTCGTCGAAAACACCCTCGTAGACGTAAAATGTAATTTCTGCCCCGCGTTGGTACACCTCGTAGTTCTCCTCGCGCAGTCGCTTGACGAACTCGTTATACCCGAACGCATTGTAATTGTTGTCGCGGCAATACTTGCAGTAGTCCTGATACAAGTCCTGCCCACTCTTTGCCGCCCGGCTCCCGATGCCTCCGTGCGACGTGGCCGCATAGCCAGAGTCGCGGAGCCATTGGAGTCGTGAGTCTTGATCCACCCGAAGTTTCTCCACAGCCAACTGACTGCTCTTGGACGGGGTGAATTTTCCACCGTTGCGAATGAATCGCCTCCGGCCCTCCATAATCCAGTTGAAAATGCCGCTCTTCTCCGATTCCAGCTTCTTCCCGAGCTCCGGGTCTTTCTTGTCGTCGCTGATCTTCACGTCGAAGTTGACGATCAGGTGGCGGCGATAGTTACCGTCGGATCGGTCCGAGATACTCTTCGGAAACTGGTTCAGAGACGCGATGAAGAGCGGAATCTGCGTCGCCATGAAGGGCTTCCCATACGGGTCACGCGCCTTCATAGGCTCTCCGGCCACGAATTTCTTCCAGTCGCCGCCGGAGAAGTCCTCGTTACTCATATCCTCGCAGATGTTGAGTAACTTTCCGTTGACGGCCGCCATGTTGTACTCGGTTTGACCGCGTTTAAACAAATCAACCGCGGAGAATCCCATCGCCAGCCCGTCTCCGGTTCCCCGGTCGAAGCCGAACATCTTACGGATCGTTCCCGTGAACACGCCCTTACCGTTCTGGCCGGAGCCGATCAGGAAGAGCATCTCCTGAATAGAGAACTCGTTACGATCCACAAATGCCGCGCCGAGAAACTCCTGCAATGATGTGATCCGGTCATCTCCCGGCACGACTTCCGAGAGAAACTGCATCCACTTCGGGCATGTCGCCGTCTTGTCGTAAACGAAGTCGAGGTATGTCGTACACTCAAGTTCCGGAGAGTGCGGCATCGTGATCCCCGCGTCGATGTCGAGGACGCAGTTCTGGAAGGCCACGATCCCACGCCGAGGCGTCAGTGTCGCCGACAGCATGAGTTTGCGGAAGCAGTGGCTCACGATTTTCTTCGGCGACTCGACCTGAAACAGCGGCGGCAGGTCCTTTATCTCCATAACGTCCGTCACGATGGACTCGATCACGTCGATCCCGGTGCGGCGGTATATCTTGCCATCGAAGACATAGATGCTACCCTCAAGAAACTTGAAATACGATCTGCGCATCGCCCGGTCATAGGCAATGGCGATCTCGGCTTGAATTTTGTGGTTCAGATTCTTGGCCTCTTTCACCTCTTGAGTGAAAAGAGTCATCGGGAACTCTACATTTTCAACGAGATAGGTCTTGCAGATGTCATAATCAGGCTTCGACATTTTCTTTGCGCCGGAAAAATTTCACGCCTTCGATCTTCTTCTCCTCAAGCCACCCGATACGTTGCCAGTTGTAGGTGGTCTGCATCGAAACCTTGTAGAACCGCGCCAACTGAGCCCGCGTGAACCAGCGGACCCCATTGATGGTGATTTCGTCCATAGGTACGTTGTTATCCTCTTTCCTCATATTGAAAATTTTTATAAGATTGGACTACAAATCTACAACATCATTTTGGATATTCCAAAATAAAATTGGATTATTTTTATAAATAAAAAGGGGGGGGGGACATTCCTGCCCCCCCCC